AGAACCGGGGGATGAAGAACCCCGATGGGTCAATTACGACGTTCAAAGGGTCGGTTGTAGGCGCCGATGGCGGCCATATGATCCTACCAACTTACTGGCATGGGCAGGTTAGAGATATTCCCCAAGCCATGCGTTTTGCCATAAAATCCGGCATAAAGTTCCCCATCTATCCAACAGTTGAAGAAGCATTGGCCGCTGAACAGCGCCTGCACGGCATTATGGAGCAGGATTTGCGCGACTATAACGCGCGACCACAACCAAAAAAGATGAAGTAAATGGACTATACCGGCATAAATAAGGCAGCAAAAGTCGCCGATATTGGTGGAAATCCACCGCCCGACGACATCAAAAAAGACACACAGGATGTGTTGTCGACCATGCGAAAACGCCTGCAAATGGCGATTTCTGCGCTGTCTGAGAGCCGGGAAGACGAACTAGACGACCTGCGCTTCTATGCTGGCTCGCCGGACAACCACTGGCAGTGGCCCGCAGATGTTCTGGCCACCCGTGGTGCAGTGCAGGGGCAAACAATCAACGCCCGTCCGACACTGACGATCAACAAGCTGCCGCAACATGTCCGACAAGTCACGAACGACCAAAGACAAAACCGTCCGAGCGGCAAAGTTATACCCGCTGACGACAACGCCGACCCAGAAGTTGCCGAAATCTACAACGGCATGGTCAGGCACATCGAGTACATCTCGGATGCCGACGTTGCCTACGACACCGCCTGCGAGAACCAAGTAAGCTACGGTGAAGGTTACATTCGCATCCTGACCGAGTATTGCGACGACGACACGTTCGATCAGGACATCAAGATCGCACGGGTACGCAACTCGTTTTCGGTCTACATGGATCCCACCATCCAAGACCCCTGCGGCGCAGATGCTAAGTGGTGCTTCATTACCGAAGACCTGCAACGCGCTGAATACGAGCGCATGTTCCCCAACGCAAGTCCTATCTCGACCTTGCAGGCGCAAGGTGTGGGCGACCAATCGATCTCAGTCTGGATTAACCAAGACACCGTGCGTATTGCCGAGTATTACTACGTCGAGTACGACAACGCGACACTGAACCTGTACCCCGGCAACGTGACGGCTTTTGAAGGTTCGCCCGAAGCTCGCCAGATGAAACAGATGGGTGTTAAGCCCGTGCGTAAGCGTCAGGTACACGCCAAGCGGGTCAAGTGGTGCAAGACCAACGGCTACGAGATGTTGGAAGAGCAGGATTGGGTTGGCAAGTGGATACCGGTCGTTCGCGTCATTGGTAACGAGTTTGAGGTCGACGGCAAGCTGTACGTGTCGGGTCTGGTGCGTAACGCTAAAGACGCCCAGCGCATGTACAACTACTGGACGAGCCAAGAGGCCGAGATGCTGGCCTTGGCGCCTAAAGCGCCGTTCATTGGGTATGGCGGCCAGTTTGAAGGCTACGAGATGCAATGGAAGACGGCCAACACGCAAAACTGGCCGTATTTGGAGGTCAATCCAGATGTCACAGACGGCTCTGGGGCTGTCCTGCCGCTGCCACAACGTGCTGCCCCACCACTGCCGCAGACGGGTCTGATTCAGGCCAAGATGGGCGCCTCGGACGACATCAAGTCGACCACTGGGCAGTACGACACTAGTCTTGGAGCGACATCGAATGAGCGTTCGGGCAAGGCGATTATGGCGCGCGAGCGTCAGTCTGACACTGGCACTTATCATTACGTGGACAATCTGGCACGGGCTATTAGGCACGTCACTCGCCAGATTGTTGACCTGATCCCGAAGATTTACGACACCCAGCGGGTTGCCCGCATCATTGGCGTGGACGGCGACACCGACATGGTCAAGCTTGACCCCACCCAGCCGATGCCGGTCAAGAAGATCGTGGATCAGAACAACATCGAGATCGACAAAATCTACAACCCCGGCGTGGGTAAGTACGACGTTGTGGTGACCACCGGCCCGTCCTACATGACCAAGCGTCAGGAGGCACTAGACGCGATGGGCATGATCTTACAAAGCAACCCGCAGCTCTGGCAAGTCGCCGGCGACCTGTTCATCAAGAACATGGATTGGCCAGGCGCGCAGGAGATGGCCGAGCGGTTTGCTCGCGTCATCGACCCGAAAGTGCTGGGCGATGGTTCGGACGACAGCCCCGAGATGCAGATGGCCAAGCAGCAGATCGAGGCGATGGGCCAAGAGCTGGATCAGCTTCAGCAGATGCTGCAAAACGTCGGCAAGTCGGTCGAAGTGCAGGACTTGGAGCGCAAGAACTTCGAAGCCGAGATCAAGGCGTATCAGGCTGAGACACAGCGGCTGACCGCCATATCTGGCGCTATGAACCCCGAACAGGTGCAAGAAGTCGTCATGCAAACCCTACGCGACGTGATGACCACAGGCGACTTGGTGATGCAGCAGCAGAGCCAGCAGCTGATGGGCGACATGGCCATGCCGCAGGGAATGCCGCAAGAAATGCAGCAAATGCCACAAGAAATGCAGCAAATGCCGCCTGAAATGGGTATGATCCCACCTGAATCGGCTGAAATGCCGCCAGAAATGATGAATATGCCGCCTCAGGAGCCGCAATTATGAACGCCGCAGACTTTGTAGGTACGCTGTTTTTAGGCCGCGATGTGGCTCATTCAGTGCATCTGAATACCCGCAGTTACGCCAAACATGTGGCATTAAACACCTTCTACGATGAAGTTATCGACCTAGCGGACAAGTTTGCTGAAGCTTATCAGGGCAAGTACGGCCTGATTGGCCCAATTACGTTGCAGTCTGCCAAAAAGCAGGGCAATATTTTGGAATTCCTGCAGGATCAGCTAGATGAAATACATGCTGTACGCTACAAGGTCGTCGATAAGGAATGCACTGCAATCCATAATATCATCGACGAAATTGAAGGGCTGTACATGTCAACGCTCTATAAATTGAAGTTTCTTGCTTGAGGTAAAACATGGCAAATTACACCTATATCACGGCTTCGGCCAACATTAAACCGATGGCGGGTAAGCTGAAGGGTATTTTTGTCAGCGCAGCTTCTAGCACCCCGACCATTACTGTCTACGACTCAGCCGCCGCGACCACGACTACCACAATTTTGGGGACGTTCACGCCGGCTGCTGCCACGTCATACCTGCTGCCGCTTGACGGCGCGTATGCTAGAAATGGCATTTATGTCGTAATCAGTGGTACAGTAAACGCAACAGTTATTTACGAGTAAATCGAAATACCGCACAGGTGCGGCACACCTGGGATTCTTTAGGAATCGACAATGTCTGACGAAGTACAAAATGATCTAGCGGCAGTGCCCGCGCCGGAACCGGAACCGACGGCAGTACCGGAACCCGAAGCAATTGCGCCGGAAACTGAAGAGCCAAAACCAGCTAAAGTCTTCACACAAGAAGAACTTGATGCTGCGATTGGCAAGCGGCTTGCAAGAGAACAGCGTAAGTGGGAAAGAGAACAGGCACGTCGAGCGCAAGAAGCGCCTGCCGCACCTGCCGAACTCCCACCGGTCGAGAATTTCAATTCTGTCGATGAGTATGCCGATGCACTGGCTATACGCAAGGCAGAGGAATTGTTGGCCAAGCGTGAAGCTGATCGTGAACGCATGAGTATGCTTGAGGCGTATCAAGATCGTGAAGAGGACGCGCGGGCTAAGTATGAAGACTTCGAGCAAGTCGCATACAACCCTGCACTGCCAATCACGAACGCGATGGCTGAGACTATTCAGGCTTCTGAGATCGGCCCTGAACTCGCTTACTACTTGGGCTTACACCCGAATGAAGCTAGTCGGATTTCACGCCTATCGCCTATTCTGCAGGCCAAAGAGATCGGCAAATTGGAGGCCAAGATTGCTTCCGAACCGATTTTGAAGAAAACGACAAGCGCCCCACCACCGATAGCACCAATTAGTGGTCGTGGCACTGGCGCGCCGTCTTATGACACAACTGACCCACGTTCTATCAAGAACATGAGTACGTCAGAGTGGATTGAGGCAGAGCGCCAGCGTCAAATCAAGAAGTGGGAAGCTCAACGTAACCGCTAATTTTTTTAGGATAAATCATGGCAAACTCGATTCTTACCATCGACATGATTACCCGTAAGGCTCTCGAAATCCTCGAGAACAACCTGGTAATCACTCGTAACGTCAATCGTCAGTACGACGATTCTTTCGCCGTTGAAGGCGCAAAAATTGGTTCCACACTGCGTATCCGTTTACCGGATCGCGCGCTGGTGACTGACGGTGCCGCCCTGCAAGTTCAGGACGACAACGAACAGTTCACCACACTGACCGTTGCTTCGCAGAAGCACATCGGTGTGAACTTCACCTCCGCCGAACTCACCATGCAGTTGGATGATTTCGCAGAGCGTGTTCTAAAGCCTCGTATCTCTCAGCTGGCATCGTCGATTGATGCTGACGTTGCTAATGCGTACAAGAACGTGTTTAACTCTGTCGGCACCCCCGGCACCACACCTTCGACTTCGCTCGTTCTGCTGCAAGCCCAGCAGAAGCTGAACGAAAACGCTGCTGTGATGTCGCCACGCTACGCAACTGTTAACCCAGCTGCTAACGCTGGTCTGGTTGAAGGCATGAAAGGTCTGTTTAACCCAACCGACACTATCAGCCGCCAGTTCAAAAACGGCATGATGGGCACCGGCGTTCTGGGCTACGACGAAGTCAACATGTCTCAGTCGATCAAACAGCACACCAACGGCGATTGGGGCACTACCATCACCGTGACTTCGACTGTCACGACTGAAGGTCAGTCCACTCTGCCAATCAGCTTCACTGGTTCGAGCAAGACTTGGAATGTCGGCGACGTGTTCACCATCGCTGGCGTGTTTGCCGTTAACCCACAGACCCGTGAGTCCACTGGTTCGCTCCAGCAATTCACCGTGACTGCCGCTGCTACTGGCTCGTCGACTGCAACTCTGTCGATCTCCCCAGCACTGTATTCGGCAAGCCAAGCACTGGCTACCGTCTCGTCGCTGCCTGCTTCGGGCGCTGCGGTGACTATGCTGGGTAACGCAACTGGTCAGTACGCTCAGAACCTGGTCTACCACAAAGACGCGATCACTTTCGCTACCGCCGACCTGCTGATGCCACAAGGCGTGGATATGGCTTCTCGCCAAGTCCATAACGGTATCTCGATGCGTATTGTTCGACAGTACGACATCAACAACGACCGTCTGCCTTGCCGTATCGACGTTCTGTACGGCTACAGCACGATCCGTCCGCAAATGGCCTGCCGCGTTTGGGGCTAATGGGTGGGGGCTTCGGCCCCCATTAACGACTTCTTGTAAAGGATATTTATCATGGCACTCCCTAATGGCGCAGGTGGCTATCAGATTGGTGATGGCAACCTTAACGAAACAATTTTTCAAGTTATTCCGGCACCTGCCACTGCAACCGCAACTGCAACACTGACTGCAGATCAGATTCTTAACGGCATTTTGCTGGGTAGCCCCGGCGCATCAGCTGCCAGCTACACGCTGCCAACTGTAGCGGCTCTTGAAGCTGCGCTGCCTAACTCCGACAAAGCGGGCGTTGCGTTCGATTTTTCGGTGATTAACGTCGACGGCAATACTTCCGGGGTAATCACGCTGGTTACTAACACCGGCTGGACGCTCGTTGGTTTGATGACAATTGTAGCGACTGCAGGTACTGCACAAGCATTCCGCGCCCGTAAAACCGGCACAGGATCTTGGACACTGTATCGCATCGGCTAAAAACTTTGGGGGGCTTCGGCCCCCGTTTTTAAAGGATTTATCATGCCAAACAATAAAGCTGTCGGCGTGGCGTATTCTGACCCCGCGCTTACTGCGTTTTACCTCAACGCGCCGGTTACTAAGACCGCAAGTTTTACTCTGGGCGACGAGGAAAACTACGTTGTATGTAACGGCTCTGCTGCCAACGTCTCCGTGACGTTGCCCAGCGGTTCTGCGTACATCGGACGTACAGTAACCATTAAAAACCTTTCTGGCACATACACAGTTATTTCTGCGTCGTCTAACGTACGACCAGTGACTTCCGCTACCTTGGGCACCGCAATTCTTGCGGCTACTGCAGGTAAGTGGGCGACTCTGGTTTGCGAAGACGGCACAAATTGGACTGTTATGGCCGCAGGTTAATTAACCACGGGGCTTCGGCCCCGTCTACTCTATGCCTATTATTCACTTACAGCACCCTGTTCACGGAACCAAAATCGCCAATATGGAGATGGAGGCAGAATTTGATGAACAAAACGGCTGGGAACGCTATAATCCCGACACGCCTTCAGCTCCTGAAGCGGCGGCACCAGCCAATGAACTGGAAGTTAAACGTCGTCGTAGCCGCACCATTGTAGAGGCGGCAGCTTAAAGGAGTGTAAATGGCAACCGCCTTCGACCAGATCAAAGCGTCGCTCCGGCTCATAGGCCAGCTGGCTGAAGGTGAAGAGCCATCCCCGCAGGCAGCGCAAGACGCATTGACCGCCATGAATCAGATGATTGATTCGTGGAATACTGAGCGTCTAGCTGTTTTCTCCACCGAAGATCAGGTGTTTAACTGGCCAACTGACACTATTACCCGCACGCTTGGGCCGACCGGCGATTTTGTTGGTAACCGGCCTATTCTGATTGACGATGCAACGTACTTCCGCGATCCGCAGACCAACGTGTCTTACGGCATCAAGCTGATTAACCAGCAGCAGTACGACGGCATTGCGGTCAAGACAGTTACCAGTACCTACCCGCAGGTCATGTTTGTGAACAACACGTTCCCAGACCTCACCATGACGATCTACCCCAAACCCACACGCTTGCTGGAGTGGCACTTTGTGTCGGTGGAGCAGCTGACCAAACCAGCTACCTTGAATACGACATTGTCGTTTCCGCCGGGCTATCTGCGCGCGTTCAAGTACAACTTGGCGATGGAAATAGCCAACGAGTTTGGTGTTGAGCCCATGCCGCAGGTTGTACGGATTGCCATGACGTCCAAACGTAATCTGAAGCGCATCAACAACCCAGACGACGTCATGTCGATGCCTTACTCGCTGGTTGCAACCCATCAGCGGTACAACATCTACGCCGGGAACTTCTAAGCCGTGAAAACGCCGATTCTTGGCCAATCCTACGTCGCCCGCAGCGTCAATGCTGCGGACTCGCGGATGATTAACCTGTACCCTGAAGCCACACCGGCACCAGAAGGTATGGAGCCTGCGTACTTGAACCGGGCGCCAGGCTTGCGCAAGCTGGGTGTGGTCGGCACTGGCCCCATCCGAGGGTTGTGGTCGTATGGCGACTACATGTACGCCGTGTCAGGCACCAAACTGTACCGCGTAACTAGCAACTGGGTAGCCACTCCGGTGGGTAACGTCAGTGGCACTGGCCCCGTGTCGATGGTCGACAACGGCACGCAGCTCTTTATTGCGGCCAACCCTGACGGCTACATTTACGACGCTGCGACTGAACAGTACGCTGAGATTACCGACGTGGACTTCCCCGGCGCGGTGACGGTTGGCTATCTGGACGGCTACTTCATTTTCCAAGAGCCCAACTCGCAAAAATTCTGGACGTCTGAGCTGCTTGATGGCACTCAGATTGACCCGCTGTCGTTTGCCAGTGCTGAAGGTATGCCCGACAACCTGATCTCGCTGTTTGTAGATCACCGCGAGGTGTGGCTGTTTGGCACCCAATCAGTCGAAGTCTGGTACAACGCCGGCGACACACCGTTTCCACTCGCTCGTATCCAAGGTGCGGTCAACGAGCTGGGCTGCGCAGCGACCTTCTCGGTGGCCAAGATGGACAACTCGCTGTTCTGGCTAGGGTCGGATGCCCGTGGCCAAGGCATTGTGTTTCGTGCCAACGGCTACACTGGCCAGCGCATCTCTACTCACGCGGTCGAGTACGCCATCCAAAGCTACGGCACCATCTCGGACGCTATTGCGTTTACCTACCAGCAAGACGGCCATGCCTTTTACGTGCTGACTTTCCCGACTGCCCAAAAGACATGGGTGTTCGATGTGGCCACAGGCGCTTGGCATGAGCGTGCCGGGTTTGCCAACGGCCAGTTTATCCGTCACCGGGCGAACTGCCAGACCTTCTTTAACAACCAGGTAGTGGTCGGCGACTTCCAAAACGGCAAGATTTACGCCTATGACTTGGATGTGTTTGCTGACGACAACCTGCCACAGAAGTGGCTGCGGTCGTGGCGCGCGCTGCCTACCGGCCAGAACAACTTGAAGCGTACCGCCCAGCACGCCCTGCAGCTTGAATGCGAGACAGGTGTCGGGCTAGTCACCGGCCAAGGGAACGACCCACAGGTCATGCTGCGCTTCTCGGATGATGGCGGCCATACGTGGTCGAACGAGAAGTGGGCCGGCATGGGCAAGATGGGCAATTACGGATTTAGAGCGTTCTGGCGTCGGTTAGGCATGACTGACAAGCTGCGTGACCGCGTGTACGAGGTGTCCGGCACCGACCCCGTCAAGATCGCCATATTGGGTGCCGAACTCGCGTTGTCCGGCACCAATGCCTAATCCCGATAACGAACCGCAAATACCCAAAAACCAATCGCCGATTACCGACGATCGGACGGGCCTTGTTTCGCGTGATTGGTACCGGTTCTTCTTAAACCTGCTTAATAAAGCTAATAGTGGCGGCGGAGGCGGTACAGGCACGGTCACATCGGTCAATGTATCGGGCGGCACAACGGGTTTAACGACCTCTGGCGGCCCGATTACAACCTCCGGCACAATTACCTTGGCTGGCACCCTAGATGTTGATAACGGCGGCACGGGAGCCACTACAGCCTCTGGCGCACGTACTAATCTGGGCGCAGCAGCATCCGGCGCCAACTCGGACATCACCTCGATGTCGGGCATTACAGGGGCTATCAGCTCACCCACCTACATTCAGATGGGCAACGGTTCCGGCACTACGTTGGCCGCTGGCCGCATGTGGTACAACCAAACCACCGGTAGCTGGGACTTGGGTATGGGCGGTGGCAATATCACCCAGCAGGTTGGTGAGGAGCTGTTTGTTTATGGCAAAGCTTCTGCGGCTATTACCGATTCGCCACTTCAAATTGTCTACCATACCGGTACGGTAGGTTCTAGCGGCGTCATCACCTTTGCCCCTACGATTGCAGGCATTACGGACATAAACGCGATTATTGGCGTTGCTACCGAAAATATTGCGCTAAACGGTTTTGGCCGGATCACCAACTTTGGCGTGGTCCATAACATTACGACCAACGGTACAGCTTTTGGCGAAACGTGGGTGGATGATGATGTTATTTGGTACAACCCGGTAACCGGCAACCCAACTAATGTCGAGCCTACCGCGCCCAACATTAAGGTGCAAGTCGGCATCATCATTACCGCAG